AGGAGTTTCGTCAACTGTTTCGGGAGCTTCTGATGTTTCAGGAGCTTTAGCTTCTGTGGCTTCAGGAATGACCGTGTGGTTTTCTCCATCACCATTAGCATCACCAAAATTGTCGTTTTGTTTTGTCTTCATTTCGTCTCCTAATAAAGATTTAATGGCAAGTAATCTTGCTTCCTTGTTGGATCCACGATAGACCAGTGAGACCTCAATCACTTCAGCTTTGCTGATTGTTTCAGAGTCAATATTGTAATCGTAGTCAATCATTGTGATCGAGAACGCATTAGACAGATGACCTTCTTCAAGCAGTGTGAGCATTTCTTGGGCGATTTCTCGCTTGGAAATACCAGCTTCAAATGTTAGTTCATTATTCGAGAAGTAAGCAGCACGAATGGAGCCAATCACATCACGAACATCACCGCTGTGGTTCAACATTAAAGGAATATCAATGACTTCACTTACTCCTTCGCTTGGGATAGCCGAAACAGTAATATCTCCACCACCTTTTAATGGTAGGCGTAAGCTTGCTACATCTACATGCTCATAATGACGATCTTCATTGTTAGAACTTGCGACAAAGACAATTCTTCTTTCACCATCAACACTCTTGGTAGAGAGCTTGCCAGTAACTGAAACAATTTTCTGTTTAATTGTCATGTTTTCCTTAAAGTTAATTTAATATTTGCGATTCTGCATCCATATGGACATCTGCTTCATCAAAAGTGATTATGTAAAGATATAGGGTGGCAGAAGAATATGATAAAATAAGCAGTAACATATGGAGGTATTATGTTGCTCGACGAAATTAAGAAAAAAGCACAAGAATTTTATAATAAAAAAATAGCTATTAAACAAAAAACTAAAACAACTGGCGAAACATACTTAGTAAAAAATAATGCTTCCGAAGAAAATATAGACACATTAAAGAAAATGTCTAAACTGGAAGGTATTAGTATTGATAATATCCGATACACTTCTTCTACTGGTGAAAAAATGACGTTTAGCTCTCCTGAAGAGTTAGAATCTTACTTAAATAAAGATGATGGGCATGATTTAAGTTTAATTGAAGATGGAACTAAAGAATTGACGACAGTTTATGGCGATTATCAAAATCGTAACACCAATGCATGCCCACATTGTGGACATATTTTTGATGAGCCACCTACCCGTGGCAGAAAATGCCCAGAGTGTGGCAATCAATTTTATGTAAAATCTAATAATAGATTATTTGCTAGTGATTTATTAAAGCCTCAAGATGCAGTTGCGGCGGATTGTTTTTCTCATATGCTTAATATGCCAGACTTCGATATAACTGTTGAATTTGCAAGAAATATTTTGGAAAGTCGACGTAAATCTTTTCCGGTCGAACCAGCTTCTCGCGATGTGATATGGGATATAATGCGAAGATTTCCGGATACCCTATCAAATGATCCATTAAGGATGATAAAGGCGGTAGAGCGACTGGAACATTTGGTTGCAATATATGAAAATGACTGTGGGAGAGATCCTAGATCACTGTTAGAGTCTAGTGTCGAAAATAATATTGCTTATTGTAAGCTCATGATTATGCTAAATAATCCTGGGCAAGATTACCTATATGTATCTAGTAATAGTTGCTGTGAAATTTGTAGATCTAGGTATGGTAAAAAGATTAAAATTAAAGATGCAGAAGAGAAGATGCCAATTCCGTTCAAAGATTGCCAAAACAAACTACATCCTAAAGACAAATATAATTTCTGTCTAGCTAAATATACTTGGAGTGAACCGCCAATTCTTTAATCTACTTTAAGTCTAATATCAGCTTCAGATGATTGAGGTGTTACGACCTTGAGGTTAAAACGTTTCTTGCAATATGAACATTTTACGTTTTGAACAATCAATGTGTTGTCTGTTTCAAACAGATATCTATCACAGTGCGGACATTTGATTTTCATCACAATGTTGCTCTCATTTTCATTCGACAATGACAGTTCGGGTGTAAGCCAGCGCTGTCAACATCTACGAAGTTATTATTAAATATACCACCGTCAACTCCAAGAACACTCTCGTTCTCTCGCAAGAATGGTTCGTCCACCAACACTTCCTTTCCTTCCATAGCCTGGCAAAACTCACATGGATGTGCGGAGGTTGTATGCCATGTCTTATAGATTTTTGCACCAGTCTCATGCATTAGCTGTATCATTGCATCTACACTAGCTTTACCAGCAGATCGATGTTCTTCGGTGCGCGCCAACCTCTGCACTCTCCACTCATCAGTATTCATAATCTCTCGTAATCTAGTGGCTAATTCTTCTTTATTCAGCCCCATTTCCTGACCTTGAGCCAAAGCATTACGAATACTTTCTGCAGTTTCTTTAGAATATGATTTAGCTACATTTACTAGGTATGCTTGATAATCAGCACGGGTTAGAGTTGATACAATAAATTCAGAAGTAGCGTCAATCGGGATATTATTTGCTTTAAGTAATGCAATACCCTCTGTGTAGGTTGTTTGACCCCTTACTAGCATGTAAGCAACAATGAACGCTAGAATTTCTTGTGCAGTTTTATTTGCTTCTTCCTCATCAATATCGCTTACGTCTTTATTAAGCTCATTATTCTCAATCGCGCGTTCAATCTGACGGTCCATCTGGTCTCTCAAAACAGACGAAACGTCATCAATAAACTTCTGCTCCTGTTTGGTTGGAGTATGAGCCTTATGACTACAAGTACAGTGATCATGATGTTTCTCATGGTTATTATCAATGGCTTTATTTTTATCTGCATCATTAGGCTGTGCCGAATCAGGAGCGTCTTCTACTTCATCACCCTCATCTACTTCCGGCTTATCATTCACAATAACCGGCTTTACATAGCCTTGTTTAAGTAGTTTGTAGCCCTTAGATAGACCGAATGCGTCAACTACTGAATCGAGTGAGTAGCCATTCATTACTGCCTGGTTGATTAGATTAAATTCAGTCATTTTTCGTTCGGCATCAATTTTTTCCTCATCGGCAATGCCAGGAATGTCTAAATCAAACGTAATAGCATAACCAAGACCGCCAGTAACACGATTAAGTTCATGAGTAAGCCTAGAGTAAATCTTAGTCGCAAATGGCTCTACGGTATATTTAATAAAGATTTGCTCATCGACGCGGACTGAAGCGTAAGTATTATTATCATTTACGCCACGGATTGAAGCTGGTACACCAAAAGCGCTGTCAATCTTATCATTAGCTTGCTTAAAAACTGAATCAAGCGACATATCTTTATTGGATTGAGAAAATGGCACCCATTCAATTTGTGCAGATGTTGCGGCTCCGGTTACAGGGTCAATAGGACGGTGAGAATAAATAACATTATTATTTCTACCACTTCCACGGTGCGAGCTTTGCATTTTACTAACAATATCTTCAAACTGCGCTCCGTCTTTAGCTGTAACAATAAATTGACCAGCTGGCACGGCACCATTCTCAAAGAAGCCTGCTTGATAAGCTGCAATATAATCGTCAACATTAGCCCATTTGGAAATAGCGTTGCTTGGAGCATATCCACGGCTTAAATTGTATGGATCATAGCCCGAATAGATTTCAATTACTTCATTCTCACTATAAGTTGAACCGCTACATTGATAATATTTCTTACCACCACTAACGACTTCACTTACACCCTCTAAGAATGTCAGACCAGCAAAATTATTTTCAGTAATATCACCACCAGCATAAGCCGTATTGCCTTCATAATGCCATAAAAGCAAGTATACTTTCGGGTGAACTAATGCCATGACTGCCAAGGCTTCACGAAAATCCGTAGCAGACATCTGCTTATTTGGACGATACAATGCATTTACAACATTTGGATTGTTTTTGATTGGCTTACCATTAGCGTCTATCGCGTACGGTCTGATAACGATGAATTTATTGACAATCGCTTTGATTGACGGATACGTATTGTCGTAGCTGTTACCCTTATAAAAACTATAAGCAAGTGGCATTTGGCGATAATAACCAGCAGGATGAGAGCTAGTATTATATAATGCTGATTTTGATTTTGTATTGAATAAGCTCTTAATTTTATTGAACATGAAATATTTCCTTGTAGCAAATTATGCGTTTATACAGGGTGGCAGATGAATAAAGCGATAATGTTAAATCATTACTTATATAGTTGAATATATATGAAGCAAACATGAAGCAATTTAACAGAGGTGGGAAAACGGTTTTTGTTAAATCCATGAAGCAAAAAATGTTATATCTAGCCAACGATTACTCCACCATATTCAATTTTTGGTGGTGCAGGTGGAGTGTAAAAACAGAGAATAGTAGCATCTGCTAGGTCAGGTGAGCGAAAGCCACGTTTTTTGTAGTCATCCTTACTTTCAACGCCCCTACGCCCTTTGCTATCCATCTTCCACTCACGGTTCGACAACTCCACTAATAAATCTTTATCATTGGCAATCGAAATTTGGTCGATAATGGATTGTAAGTAAAACCATGCTTCTGAAATGAGATTCGGATATTTGTCTGGGTTTGAGGCTTTGGCTCCGAAATTGATTGGAATAACATTGTAGCCTCTAGCAATCATTTCATCCGTAACGCCGCCACCAACACCAGTATCATCAATTTTGATTAGGACATCTTTGTCCGCACCAATAAAATTGACTAGTAGATCGCAAACTTCAGTTGTACGTTTTTTAGTAAACGAGGCTCGTCCAATT